ATTCTGTGGTAATAGTAGAATCTTCAGCCATACCAGAAACTCTGATGATACCATTTTTATCTACAACAGCATTCCAATTTTGAACGAACTGATTATCCTCGATATCTCTTGCATCAGAATAAGCATTCAAGCCTCCAGCAAAATTAGTAATTTGTAAGACTTGTTTAGGCATTATTTTTTAGGTTTAATCCTATCCATCAAAGGCTTCAAAATCATATCTAGTACCACGTCATCCGCTTTACTTGGACTCATTTTAATGCACTTTTCTAATATCATAAAGCCTAATAAAACCCATTCCCAGTTACTTGTTATCCATGCCATTTTATTTCTCCTTATTTTCTAATTTTACTTTTAGCTATTTTACATCCACATTTCCTACAACATATATATTCTTGAGAAGGATGAGAATCTCTTATTAATAAAGTAATATCTTTATGTATATCTATAAGGTCATTGCTATGCTTAGTTAAACATTTTCTAACTGCCTTCATTTGTTTGTCTAATTCATTTGGCTTGTTAACATATTTATCAATCCTTTTTAAATCGATTTTATGTTTAACTGCTTTAATAATCCTTGTGGCTATTATTTTTGCTATCCATATTGGCATATTTATTCCTTACAAATCATCAATAATTGCTGCGACTGTACACTGAATATTTGCATCACCTGCATCAGCAGCATTTGGGCCACCATTAATTGCATGTAAATCTGCAATTGTTATATTTGGAAGTTTTGCAAACCAAGATTCCCCTGGACCTATTTCAATTGCATTTGTAGACTCAAAAGTTACACTTGAACCATCTAAAACTAAATATAAACTATCTGTTGCATCAGCATTTTTTATAAATAAAAACTTCACTTTATCTGTTGTAACTATATCTGCATTCGCAGTTCCAGTTTGAACACCATCAGCATTTGCAAAAAACTTGCCAGATATTAAATCAACACCACCTGTATTATGAGGAACATTAACAATACCATAAAACCATTTTTCACTACTATTTACAGGAGTATAAGAAAATGTTAAATCCTTTAATGTTGCCTGTATCTCATCAGGTAATAATACCGCCTTGATTGTCATTGTCGCTGCATCAGCCATTTAGAACCTCCAATTTATTCCTGTTGATATATTATACTCTTCTCTTCCATAGTAGCTTTGATAAATACCCTCAATAAAGACCCCAATATGCTCGCTTAGGTTGGTGCCAATCAGCATGCCAACGTCATATTGCATGTCATTTCCTTTATATGATTTATCTGTCAAACCAACAGAGTAAGGAAACGCATTAACCCATATATGGGAATAATAATTGTCATTCCCAAGTAAAACATCCAATCCTACTACTATGGAAGCCTCTGCCTGCCATTCCTTTATCTCATTATCTTCATTATACATATCAACAACATGTGGATAATGATATTGTAAAAATTCTTCATCACTACCTGCTACATAATTATCATCTGAATCTTCCCAATAATAATTAATACCTTCATCATAATAAATCCAATATCCATCTTCAGTATCAGGGTCTGTTTCAATCCATACATAATAATCATCAATTATTCCGTTATCATTCAAATCATTCTCAGGCACCATAAAATCTGTATATCCATACTGATAAGACAAATCCCACCAATATCCAGTGTAATCTAAAATAGCAGGATGTCCATATATTGGATGACCTTTCAAAGATAATCCAGTTGTTATATTAACTTTATTTAAATTTAATCTAAACCTTGCATCATAATCAGCAAACTGTAAATCACGACTTTCTTTATGAATATACTTAAATTTTGTAACAAATGAGTTATTTGACCACTTTAACCAATGTTCTTGGTCTAGGTATGTATAACCCCTATTACGAACAAAACTCGCAGAAAACAGGTATTCTATGCCATTTACAGCCCCAATGATGGCTTTATCACTTAATGCATTCTCATTTCCTTTATAAAATTTACTTCTTAATTGATAATCATATAATGCTATTTTACGTATACCAACATTATATTTATAATCATCTTCAATATCTGCATCACCATTTATATATGGCGTGCTAAAATTAGCAGCTCCATAAATAGTCGAATAATCAAAAAAATCACCAAGGACCAAATTGCAAGAGATAGCCACATAAATAAAATATGTTTTAAGTCTTTCATTCATTAAAATCTTCCTCCTTTAGTTTTCTTTTCAACTTCAACCAATCTATTCTCAAATGATTCTAAACTACTTTTCATTGCGTCAATATTTTTACTAATATTATCTTATTCTTTAATTTATTTATTTCTGTTTTAATATATTCTAAATCTGCTGCCAATGGACTTAGTGTAGTTGCTAATGTTTTTATCTCATCAAATGTATTTTTAAATTCATTTAATTGGTAGGTGATGAGTTTCAAATCTCCATTAGATTCAATATTTTCTACTTTGTTGGCTAGATATTCATACTCTAATCTATTAGGGCTATTAGCAGTTTTTAGTTCTGATATAGAACCCATAATACTAAAATAAGTTGCACAGGCAGAAACTATTATAGTTCCCATAGTTACAAGAAATTTTAAGTCAAATGTAAATTTACTACTCGTTCCTATTTCTGTTGCCATTGGTTTATTCTCTCCTTCTTGATTCTTTTGAACAGTTTTAATTGCTTGGTTTAATTCTGTTCTATTTATAAATCCTAAATCTAAACAACATTTACCAAACTTATTTCCTGAAACCTCGTGTTCAAGTTCTGCTTTCTCACGTTGCTTCTGTGTAATCTTATTTGTTTTTAATAAATAATCACCTATATTCATTATGTAGAGGCTACTAATAATTCAATTTTACCAATATTTGAACCTGGGTCAATTATTATACTCTCAACATCAGTTAACGAAGTCACGATTGCAGCAGCATCATCATCTGCGTGAACAGCTTCATCGACAACTCCCATAATGAAACTTTTGCCAGCTTCAAGTAAATGAGTCACTGATAAATTAGCAGCACTATTGTCTTCATCCGAATCAAGTTGTAATGAAAGATTTACTGAATTAGAACCATCTAAATTTGTTACACGAACATATTTAACATTAGCTTTTTTTAATGCACCATCACCGCCAGTATCTGCAGTACCACCTGCTATTGATACAGTAGATTTAAATACTGCTATAGTAGCATCATCATTTGCTTCTATTGATACAATTCTTTTAAATATATCATTAATTCCTGATATTGAAAATATATTTGTTCCACCAAATTGTTGACCATTCAATGTAATATCTTCTGTATGCGTTATTGTTAAGTTTGCCATTTTTCTCCTTATTTACCTTCAATTAATTCGCCCCATAATGAGGTTTTTCCTTTTATTATTTGTATAATATGTACTGTAAATAATCCTCCCTTATAAAAATCTACAATTGCAAATGCGTGACTCCAATTTACATCTTTATAGCCTAACCAACCATTTGCTTTAGGACTCATATCCTTTAAACATCCTATACTCCAAGCTGATTTAACTCCAGTATCATGTTTTACAGAATGTTGTTGTAAATCATGCCAATGCCCATACATTATACTACACCCCTTATTTCTAAGATGATTTGCAGCATGATACTGCCCTCCATAAGCACTCCCATGATAAAACCTTAACTTACCTAAACTTCTTAAATACTTTCCCTCAGGATAATATTTATAACCACGTTCTTTTAGTTTTACTGCATTCTTAAACTTATACTGTGGAATATAGGGATATTTTTCAACTGCATAATTCAACCAATTATCATGATTCCCTTCTGTAATATATTTTTCCTTACAATTTACCTTATCAAGAACTTCATCAATTTGGTCCATTCCCTTATTAACATCTTTTACATCCCTATCAAAGTCATCTATAAGATATTCTAAAGGAGGCGCTTTTCTTCGCTTAAACTTCCAAGCTGAAAAAGCATGCCATTCTCCCACATCTCCCAAATCTATATAAGCATCTGGTTTTACAATTTCTATTGCTTTCTTTAAACAATTTATTGCTTTTTGGTCGTGCAAAGGAAAGTGTTTATCTGGAGTAACTATTACTCTCTTCACAACCCCCTTATCGATTTTCGGCATATTTACCCCTGTTTCAAAAAACTATTTTTTATTTTCTTTTTTTACTTCTTTTTCTTCACTGAGCATTGATTCTATTAATTCAATCGCACCTTGACATTTTATGAAAATCTCTTTTGCTTGTTCTTGTTGCTTTTTAATATTCTCTAATTTCTTATTCAAATCTTCCATTAACATTCCCCTATTTTATTGTAATATCCCTATTGTTTGTAAATCATCTATTAGTGTTTGAACAACATCTTGTAAGGCTCCTGCAGTACCTGCTGTATCTGCATTTCTAGCAGTTTGCCCTGTTGCTGTATATGATGGAGCCCCAGTAACAGTAATATTACCACCTGTAACAGTTAAATCTCCTGCAATTGTCAAATCACCATCACTAGCTAACTTCATCATAGTATTAGCTCCTAACAACCCTGTTCCTTGATTAAACAATAAAGGATGGTCAGTAGTATCACTTGCATCATAACCAACACTCCATCTAAGAGAAAGAGTAAGAAAACCTATATAAGAGTCCCGAAGGTCTGAAGCACTAATAATTAAGCCATGATTTGCATCATCAGAACTTGATATAGCTGTATAACCATCTGTCTCATTACTTATATATTCAGCATTACCAAAAGTTAATTTACTACCAGTAACAGTTAAATCTCCTAAAATTGTAACATTATCTGATGTATCAAGTGTTATTGTTGAACCGCCATCTGATGCTTTAATTATATTGGAAGCAAGTTGGAGTGTATCAGCAGTTAAAGTTCCCGTTGTTAAAGAATCAGTTGAAGTAGAAGTTGCTCCTGCTTTCGTGTTTCCTTGTGATGTCCATGTTGTTGATGTTGATGACATATAATTTTCCTATAATCTAGGCACCGATAAATGCCTGACTCCTGTTTTTCTTAATGGATACTGTTTCATCATTTTTTCATACATTTGTTTAAAGTATTGTGCTTTCTGTAAATCCCCCATATCTTCAAACATCCTTGCTTTTACATAACATAATACAGATACATGCATACCCGAATCAAGACCTGCATCAGTACTCAAATCATCCCCTACTGCATCAATTGTTTCATATTTTGAATGATAGGATATTCTTAATCCATCTGTTACATCATCACCTTGATATGTATCATATTTTTCTGTTGTTCTTTCTCCAGAAGTTGCAGTAGTATCTTCAGCTAATATCGCAACTCTAGCATCATCATTATACCATGAAAAATAATTATTCGGATATGTTCTTTTATTTGTTGCCATAATTCTCCTATGTTAACGAATCATCTGTTTCGTCTGTATCTTCTCTTAATAATTTATGAGGGTCTACAAGTTTTGGTATCATCACATATCTATCATTAGTATCTTTAATTTCTACCTTTGTTATATCAATAACATTATCGCTTAACACATACCATCTTTTATATTGTTCTAAATTAGTAAGCGCTGATACTGTATAATTCCTTTTGCTTGATGCAATATCATCAAGAGCATCATTGATTAATTGAAACATATATTGTTCTGGTTGTCTTCCAAACATTTTTTCAATTTGGTCTATAATGTTTTTAACTGTCATTATTTAGTTCTTTCTTTTTGAACTGGTTGTGGAATGCCTTGCAAAACCAGCATTTGTATTCCTTTATCATAATCTTGCTGCAATTTTACTTGTTGTGCTTGATACCATCCATATTTTTGCGAATCTCTTTCCATTCTAATTTTTGCTTCTCCAATATATCCTTGTGCTATATTAATTTTACTTTGTAATTCACCTCCAAACCCTTGTGCTGTGGCTACATAACTTTGAGCTGTATTAATATGCCCTTGAACAGCTTGAGATTTAGCAGAACTAAAACCTGCTCTTGCATTTACTTCTGCCGCATAACCCTGTGCTTGAGAAATATATGCTTGTGCCTCTGAAATATAAGCATTCCCTTGAGATACTATTGCTTGAGCTTCTTGAATATAAGCGCCACCAGCTGTTAATCTAGATTGAGATTCTTGTCTTTTTGTACTTGCCTGTTGTAATATTATAGTAATTTCAGCAATATATCCATTTGCTATATTTATTTTAGATTGAACTTCACTTGAAAACCCTTGTGCAGTAGCTACATAAGATTGAGCTGTACTAATATATCCCTGAATAGCTTTCCCTTTTGCTCCAGAAAAAGCAACTCTTGCTTGAACTTCTTTACCAAATCCATCTGCCTCCCCAAGTAAAGCCTGGACTGTTGCATTCCATTCTGCAATATGAGCTTGAGCTCTTTGTATTTCAGTACCTGCGATAGATAATGCTCCTTGCACTAATTCTGTATCTTCTTCCGTATAAAGATAACTAGCAGCATCCCCTTCAGCATTACCAGTTGGTGAATTAACTCCATCAGCTACAATAGTTCTAGCAACATCTAATGCATTTTTAACCCTAGTCATTTGGCTATTACTAGTATCATATGTAGAATCATCGCCAAATAAAGCAGGGTCACTACCATCTGCTCTAAATTTATCTAATGCTGTATTTATTGCTGTTAATGCAGTCGCAATATCACCACTATTATCTGTTTGAGTTACAAGTTCCGCAGCTTCCGCCTTTGCGAGAACAATTTCTGCCTTTGCAAGAACTAAGTCAGCATCTATCTTATCACACACAGATTGTGTTTCATCTAATTCTGTTATTATTTTAGCTGCTGCTATATTTACAGCACCTTCACTGTCAGCTTCTCCTAAATCAAGAAGTGCAGTAGACTTATCAAGCTCCACACTTCCTTCTACTATTACATTATCCACTTTATCAAATTCTGTGCTTGCTTCTAAAATAATATTATCAACCTTATTTAATTCAGTGGCTATAGCAGCTAAAGCAGTATTAAAAGTACTACTGTTATCTGTTTGGGTTGCAAGTTCTGCAGCCTCCGCTTTAGCAAGAACAATCTCTGCTTTTGAGAGTACCAAATCAGCATCTACTTTATCACATATTGCTTGCGTTTCTCCAAGTTCTATCGCTATTGCTCCTAATGCTGTTGTATCAATTGCTGAATTAGTATCTTTTTCATTCATTTTATTTTGCAATACTTTAATTGCTGCATATAACACAACTAAATATTCAGATTCATCTGGAAAATTAGGAATAGTTGATTGTGCTGTAATATCTAAAGTTCCACTTCCAGATGTTACAAATATAGGATATCCTACATGATATACAATTGCAGTTTGATTATCAGTAGGAGTAGGATTTACGGTTAATATTGTTGCATCACTTGAACTAGAAATCCAATATGAAGGGTCGGTAATACTAGCATAATATATACTTGTTGAATCACCCGTTAACTCTCCATATGCTGAAAGTACTTCCCTACAAGGGATACGAAATCCACCAGAATCTGCAGAAAGCCTTGTTACATGTAAAATTTCTCCAACTGCATCTAAATTCATTGTTTGTGATGAATTAGTTAATGTAGTTTCTGTCATGCATTTTTCTTTTAATTTAGGAGGAAGAATATTAATAATTTCTCTTGCTCCATCTGACATCCATTGAGCTGATTCAGAATCCGTATCTGTTCCTGCTAATGATGATATTTGTGCGTCAAGATTAGCCATTATCTTTTATTCCTTTGTTTAATATCTTTATCCATTGTTGTTTGACTAAATTCCACTTTCGTTGTTCCACTCCATGTATTTCTCATATTGATACGGTCAGATATCTTTCCTGATATACCAAATACTTTACCACATTCACATTCAGTAATCCTACCAGGAACGGATTCTACACTACTTCCACATATGCAATAATAAGTTCTCATTATTTTTCAGCTCTTCTTTCTAGTCCAGGAGCTCTCCTTTAAGCTCTTTTTTCTTGTCTTTTAGCTTTTTTATATTTTCTTCTAGCTTTATTTCTTGCTTTTCTACGTTTTATCATAGTACTCATCATAGTATAAGATTCTTTCCCTTTATCTACTCTTTCTTGAGCTTTATCTACTTCCTTTTTTGCCTTAGATGTTTTTGTTGAATAATAATCAGGATGTTCTTTAGTTATCCATTCACCAAGCTTATTTTCATCACCAGTATATATATCATCCCCTGATGGGTCATCCGTCACTCCAACTTTTCCACCTTTTTTCCAAGTCAATGGAACAGGCTGTGGTTCAACTACTACACTTCCTTCCAAAGGATTAGGAATAGGACTTGCTCCCAAAGGATTAGGAATAGGACTTGCTCCCAAAGGATTAGGAATAGGGCTTGGTCTTTGACCAAATCCTGGTTGTCCTGGAATCTGTCCTCCAAGTTGATATGATTCACTTCTTGAACCTGCATCAACAACTTCATAATTTGGATTCGTATCAGCTATATTTTCTGCAGATTGTTTTCCTGCTATATCATAAGGAAGTTCTGCAACAACTTTCCCTGTTGTTTTATCTTTTATTGTTGGCATTATTTTTTACTCCTTTTTCTTGCGTCAATTGTTCGTAAAATATCATACTCATCTGTTGGTAATTTACCATTTTTATTAATATAATTCAATAGAGCCTCAGTCTGTGGATTAACCGAATCTTTTCGTATAATATACTCACCACCTTCAACTTCAATTGGAATACCACCCTTAGCATGAGAAGGCCCTTTGGTCTCACCACCTTGCTGATATTTTTCCCATTTATTGGCTATTCCTGGATTATTTGCATACATCCAACGTCTTTGCTTTTTTGATTTGAAAGGCATTATTAACCTATATATTCAAAACCAAAAGTTAAAGTAATACTATCCGTATCTACTAAATCAAGCGTACCAGCAAGTTGTACCATTGCAACCCAAATACTTGTTTCACCATCT